AATTAGTTAAGATTTTAGGCTCTGAGAATGTCTACTTCCAGCCTCCTGAGTCTTTAAAACTGAAGTACCCCGCAATAATATATTCAAGAAATAGGATTGATAATAGTTTTGCAGACGATAGTGTCTACCAGCAGAATCACGGCTATACCGTTATCGTTGTGGATAAAGACCCTGATAGTTTGATCGTTGATCGAATGTCTAAGTACCCAATGACTAGATTTGATAGACATTATGTGGCAGATAATCTCAATCATGATGTATTTACTGTATTTTACAGATAATTAGGAGGAATTCATAATGTCAAAACTTGTGTGGGATGAAGCCGGTAAGCATTTGTTCGAAACAGGTGTGGATCAGGGTGTACTGTTCCCTCAGAACGCAGACGGCACATACACTAAGGGTGTTGCTTGGAATGGTTTAACTGGTGTTACAGAATCACCTTCCGGAGCAGAACCTAACAATTTATACGCTGACAATATTAAGTATCTGAGTTTATATTCACTTGAGGAATTTGGTGCTACTATAGAAGCATACACTTATCCTGATGAATTTGCTGCTTGCAATGGTGAAGCCGATTTAGCAACTGGTGTCACAGTTGGTCAGCAGAGTCGTAAGTCTTTTGGTCTTGCATATCGTACCAGAGTAGGCAACGACACCGTTGGATCAGACTATGGCTATAAGATTCATCTGATTTATGGATGCATGGCATCACCTTCTGAAAGAGCTTATGCAAGCATTAATGATAGCCCTGATGCTATTACTTTCTCTTGGGAAATTACAACAACACCTGTTGCAGTAAAAGGCTTTAAGCCAACCGCTTGTGTAGTAATTGATTCAACCAAGGTTGATGCTGATAAATTAGCTGCTTTTGAAGAAACCCTTTATGGTGGAGATAGTAGCGAACCTACTCTGCCTTTACCAGATGCTGTTAAGGATGCATTCAAGTAATTAATATTTTTCAAGTAAGAGGCTCGGAATGCATGTTTAACTGAGCCTCTTCTTTTTTAAAGGAGGAAACATGATTAAGGAAACTATTACTTACACCGATTATAATGGTGAAGAGCACACTGAAGATTTTTACTTTAACTTAAGTGAAGTTGAACTAACAAGAATGAATCTTAGTGTTGAAGGCGGTTATGGAGAGTTCATTCAGAGAATTGTTGCTGATAAAAATGCTATGGAAATTTCCAATATTATGGAAAAGTTTATTTTGGATTCTTATGGCATTAAAAGTGATGATGGTAAAAGATTCATTAAGAGCAAAGAGTTATCTGAAGAGTTTTCTCAGACTGCAGCATATTCACAGTTATATATGAAACTTATGACTAATGATGAAGCAGCCGCTGCATTTGTTAATGGCATTATTCCCACTAATCTTGCTCAGCGATTAGACACTAAACCAAGTAATTCATAGCAGAATGCTTAAAATTACTATAAAAAAACAAGAATTATGGGATGAAGCCAGGAATGAGTTTATTTACATTCCAGAAACAACGCTTGCTTTAGAGCATTCATTAGTCTCTATTTCAAAATGGGAGGCAAAGCATCATAAGCCTTACCTTTCTAAATTGGATAAAGACAAAAAAACCAATGATGAGATCGTTGACTACATAAAATGTATGACTCTTACTCAAAACGTTAACGAACTTGCATATAAAGGTTTAACTATAAAAGATTTTAAAGCGATTCAAGATTACATAGACGAACCGATGACTGCCACAACCATAAACGAGCAGAATACTACAAATAATCGTCGACCGATAACATCCGAAGTGATTTATTACTGGATGATTAGGTTTAATGTACCAGTTGAGTTTCAAAAATGGCATTTGAATCGTTTGCTAACATTAATTCAAGTTTGCAGTATTTATGAAAAAGGTAATTCTGGTAAAAAGATGTCTGCAAAAGAGATCGCAACTAGAAATGCAGCCCTTAATGCTGCGAGAAGGAGACGTTTAAATAGCTCCGGTTAAAAGGAGGTATTTGACATGATTACTTTTTCTAAGAAGGGGGACTTTTCTAGACTCTCTGGTTTCTTAGAACGAGCTAAAAATCTGGCGCATGTAGGTGACTTAGACAAATACGGTCGAAAAGGCGTATCTGCCTTACAAGCAGCAACTCCAAAAGACACAGGTTTAACTGCCGAATCTTGGTATTACACCATTAGAAGAAGTGACGGCGAAGTTGCAATTTCATTTGGTAATTCAAATGTTCAAAATGGAATTCCAATCGTCATCCTGATTCAGTATGGTCACGCAACTAGAGGTGGAACTTTTGTTGAAGGTGTTGATTTTATTAATCCCGCATTAAAACCTATATTCAGAGAATTAGCCAATGAAGTTCGGAAGGAAGTGACAAGAACATGAGCAGTGTAATTGACCAGCAAATTGTTCAAATGAAATTTGATAACTCAAACTTTGAACGAAATGCCAAAGCGAGTATGTCTACTCTGGAAAAATTGAAGTCTGCTTTGAACCTCAAAAGCGCTTCTTCCGGTTTAGAAGAACTTGGTGCAGCAACGAATGCTTTAGATTTTTCTAGAGCGATTCATGGCGCTGAAGCTTTTGCACTAAAGTTCAATCCTTTGTACACAATGATGAACACCCTTGTTCAACGTTTAACTAATTCCATGATTGATATGGGTAAAAACTTAACTGTTGGACAAGTCGGTAAAGGTTTTACTAAGTACGAGGAAGAAACTGCCGCCGTCCAAACCATTATGGCAGCGACAGGAAAATCTATAGATGAGGTTAGCACTGTACTAGAGAAACTTAGTTGGTTCAGTGACGAAACTTCCTATAGTTTTACTGATATGGTAAACAATATTGGTAAATTTACATCTGCAGGTGTCGAATTAGAGAATGCTACTACCTCAATGGAAGGTATTGCTACTTGGGCTGCTATTTCTGGTCAGAACACCAATACTGCAGCTAGAGCCATGTACAACTTATCACAGGCATTAGGTACTGGAACAGTAAGGTTACAGGACTGGATGTCAATTGAAAACGCTAACATGGCAACTAAGCAGTTTAAAGAACTGACCCTGCAGATCGCTGCAGCTAAAGGTGCTTTAACTGAACTTGGCCGTAATGAAGAAGGGGTTATGGAATACCTCATAAATGGAACCAAGGGCGCAAAAGTAACATACCAGACTTTTAGAGAATCGCTTTCTTCAAAATGGTTTGATAAAACTGTTCTGGAGGGGGTATTAAATGAGTATGGTGCATATGCTGACGCTGTAAATAGTATTCAAGAAAAATTGGATCTTGATACTGCATCGGATACCATAAATAGACTAGACACTATTTTTAGATCTCATAATTTTACCGGTACAGAAGCAGACTATGTAGAGATACAGAAAGCATTAGAGAATGCTGTTACTTTAGAAGAAGCCAAAGGTATTTATGAGGTTTATAATTCCATAGGTAGAGAAGCATTTAAAGCGGCTCAGGAAGCTAAAACGTTCCATGATGTTCTTGACGCAACTTCTGATGCAGTAAGTTCTCAATGGATGAATATTTTTAGAGACATATTTGGTGATTATCAGGACGCTAAACTGATGTGGACAAGTTTGTCTAATGAACTATGGGATGTATTTGCTGGGCCGTTAAGCAATATTAGAGATATTGTTAGCGGTTCATTTTACCACAAAAGTCAGTGGAACGATTTTTACAATACTTTGGAAAACTCCGGTGTTGCTGCTAAAGATTTCGAGAAAACTTTAATTGGGATTTTAGATGCTCAGCACTTCAATAGAGAAGGTAAAGGTATCACGGAGTTAATCGCAAAATATGGTTCCCTTGAACGAGTCAGCGAACGAGGTTACATTTCTTTAGATGCGTATCAAAGAGCTCTGCATAAACTAAATGTAGATATGACAGCGGTAGACGATGATGGTAACAATTTATTTACACAGAATCTACTGGCAATATCAGATGCAGGTGGGCGTATAAAGTTATTGGAGTCCATAACCACTCTTTACAACAAATTTAAAGACACCTTAGCTGAAGTTGGTGTTGTTTGGGATGAAGTATTTGGCGTAAAAACAACTGAAGAACGCGCTAATAGTTTAAAATCGTTGATAAATCGTTTCCATGATTTTGCAGAGAATCTTGGGTTCACCGAAGAAGTATCAGAAAACCTTCATAAAGCACTGAAAGGCGTATTTGAGGTTTTTAAAGTTATTTCTGACTTTTTTAAGCGAGTTTTTGGCTCTGTATTTTCAAAATTTGTTGAAATTTTACCATCTGTTGTAAGCATTTTAGCAAGGATATTAGGTACCATTGGCGATATTCTATCAAGAATTGCTAATAGCAAAACTTTTAATTCCTTTGCTGATACTATTACTTCATTCATTACTAATTTTGGAAAAGTTGGTAATATATTTGAAAAAATAGATGAAGGACTAAGTAAGTTTACTGCTTTCTTGCATGGCGATGCTGTTCCGGGAATGGAACAAGAAGCTGGTGCCTTAGAGAAAGTATATGGGATATTCCAGAAGATTGGTGAAATGCTCAATGACGTTCTTGAAAAATTAGGTGAATCTTTTGGAAGGATGTTTGGAGAGATTAATTTTGGAGCGTTACTTAATGGTGGCATATTTACCATTCTTTTGGCAAACGTTACAAAATTTTTTGGTGGTGTTCAGAAGCAAGTTAATGATTTCAATCTTATGGACACTCTTAAGGCAATACCTGAGGTATTTGTTGACCAGATTAAGAGTGTTATTGAAACATTAAAAGGTTTATTTGGCGGTGGTGGAGAGAAAACAAGTTGGACCGACTCCCTAGAGCAAGTGTCTAAAGCATTGCTGATGCTTGCTGGTGCATTACTTGTTCTTTCCATGATTGACTCTAAACAGCTATGGTCAGTTACTGCCGCTATGGGAGCACTTATGACTGGCTTAACTCTCATGGTTAAGAGTTTTAGTGGAAGCACGTTTAAGCAGATGAGTTCAATGGCATCTGCATCTGGATCTTTGATTGCTGTCACAACTAGTTTATTAATTGCATCTGCCTCTTTAGTAGTTTTGTCTAAGTTATCCTGGGACCAGATTTTATCAAGTGTTACTGCTCTTGGATTGGTAATGTTAGAGATAACTGCGTTCAGTAATTCAATGCAAGGTAATAAAAAAGTTGGCGGCATGATTTCTCTTGCTTTTGGCTTATTAGTAATGGCTGGAGCATTGAAAGTCCTTGGCTCTATGGATATTTCTGCTATAGGAAGATCTGTGATTGCATTAGGTGCGACGCTGTTATTAGTATCTGCATTTTTGAATACTCTATCTGAAACCAAACATATTCTAACTTCTGCAGCAGCAGTTTTAATTATTTCTAACGTAATGATTTTATTTGCAGCAGCAATGAAGATATTTGGTTCTCTTAACCCAGATCAACTTAATACCGCATTAACTGCGGTAGGTGTTGGTTTAGCAGAG